AAAAAGCGATTGAGAGATGAGCGCGAAGTTTGAATATGCACTGTTAACGATAATGAGTATTATCGGTTTTTTGTCGAAGCATGACCTATTATTTAGCATATCGCTAATTGCACAGGTACTATTCGCCATCAAGAATCTGCCGGGCGCGTGTTATAATTTAAAACAATTTAAAAATAAAGTATATGCCAGAATGGTTAAAAAGACTGACAAAGACTGACATCCGCAATTCACTTGCTATTATTATTGTGATTGGTAGCTTTCTTCTTTTATATCTGCTACAAGTAAAGCCGATCCCGGAGCAGAATCATGACCTTGTATTAACGGCTGGGGGGTTTATATTTGGTGGTGCGCTTGCCGGTGTGGTGGGTTATTATTTCGGAGCTACAAAAACGGATAAGAAACATGACGCCGAAGGATAAAGAGATGCACTTTTGGGCGGGTGTTATGGTAAGCTTTGCGGCTCTTATCTTATTTAAAGCCATTGAAGTTCAGCATTGCCCGCTCTGGGTACTTTGCGCGGTGTTGGCCGCTGCCATTGGTAAGGAGCTGAAGGATTTATTGGATTATGGTAAATTCGACTGGCGGGATGCGGTTTATACAATCGTGGGCGGTATGTCAGGTTTTTTACTCTCATTCTTTTAATATGGGCAAATATTTAGTTTTTTTATACTCGTTGGTATTATACCTTTTAGCGTCATGCAGTACACCTAATAAGTTACATAAGATAATGGATAAGCTTCCGGAAGCATCTGCAAAGGAATGCTCCCAAAGGTATCCAATAAAGGAAACTATTGAAATGGTAACCGTTGCAGATACTGCAATGCTTCAACAGTACGAGATTGAATTTCAGTATATGAGTTATTTGATTGATAGTCTACTATCTGCCAACTGCGACACGGTTATAGTGGAAAAAATTAAACAAGTAATCACAAAAATACCATGTAAGCCGACTATTAAATACATTATTAAGACGCAAGAGAATACGGCGAAGAGTCAAGTAATACTTGACAGCTGCCAAAAAATTAGTAAAGATTTAAATTTACAGGTTGACAAATTAAGTAAAAAAGTCAATGTATTATCTGACGAATGCGATAAGTATAAACGGCAAAGGAATAGGTATTTATGGATGCTTATTGCCTTAATTGTTTTCAGCTTCCGTAGACAGATTGGACAATTATTAAAAATCATTTAAGATGTATAAATTAGCACCATTAGCAGATAATTTTGATATGTACATAGCTATTCTTATCTGCTATATCCCCATCATTCCTTTGCTTATATTAGCTTACAAATCGCATAAGTCGGGAAGCATGGTAAAGCAGCATAAGCCAGGTACACCTGACTGGCAGTACACATGGGTAAAGTCTGATAAGAATATACCTTTTGTAAAAAACGCATGGTTTCATTTTGCTATCCTTTGGTTTGTGATGGGTAGCTTATTCTTTTGGGCTGCATTATGGCCTGACCATCATGATGTATGGTTTATCATTACTGACAAATGACATTAATATATCCCATAGCGGCTGCTTCATTATGTGCGATAATTGAGTTTATACGCATCATGCGGTCATGGGGTGCGCCTAATGTCAACAAGCTATGGACTATCACAATAGGTGTTATTTTCTTTATTATCTGCCTTTCATTATCTGTTGGCTATTATGATGAGATATGGCCTTATCATGTGATTATTTATGGCATTTATTTTGCATCATTCCGGGCAATAGTTTACGACATTCAGTTAAATATTTTGAGGGGTTTGCCAATAGATTACAGATCGCAAACAACAAACAGCAAACATGATAAGCTGACGGCAAATATTAACTTTTGGGCGGTTAAAGGATTTTATTTGTTTTTAGGTATTTTAAGTGGTTATTTATGGCTACGGCTCAGATAACATTTGACCTGACTAATCATGATGACCGGATGGAGCTGGCGCGATATCAGGCATCTTTGAACATGGCCATATTTATTTTTGATGTGTTGCATAATGGCCGGCGCAAATTTGAAGACGGAGGAACTATTGAGGGGGTATGGCAGTGGCTATGGGAAGAGGCAAGAGATCAGGGCATTGACATTGATAAACTAATAGAATGAATAAAATGGACATAGCGCGTCAGTATAGGCAAAAGCATGGAATGCAGATGCCTACGTTAACACTGGCTCGGATTATGTACAATGAGAATATAGAGGTATTTAATTCAGTAGAGCACGCACGCACATCACTCAGATATATCGAGGGCAAGTCAGGGAAGAGAATGATGGTAAAAGATAAAAACTTAAAGGAGTTTTATATGACCGAAGAAAGACCAAAAAACCCATACAAGCTACCCGAATCTGAAGAAACCAAATACGAGCCGTACATTTTAAAGGCATCTAAATTAGCCGTACTTTCCGATATACACGTGCCCTATCATTCTATTGACGCATTAACGGCGGCCTTTGATAAGATAAGCGAAGAGAAACCTGATGCAATCCTTTTAAACGGCGATACAGTCGATTTTTATATGTTATCTCGATTTCAAAAGGATGCACGCAAGAGATCGCTTGCACACGAACTAAAGGCCTTAAATGAGTTATTAGACGTATTGGCCAGATTTGGTGCAAAGATTATTTATAAACTTGGCAATCATGATGAAAGGTATCAGCATTACCTTATGGCCAAAGCGCCCGAACTTTTGGGCATTCCTGAGTTTGAGTTAGAATATCTTTTAAAAGCAAAGGACAGGGGCATGGTAATGGTATCGGATAAGCGGGTTATTAAGGCAAACAAGCTTAACATCATTCATGGTCATGAGTACCCATCCGTATTCAGTCCGGTAAACATTGCAAGGGGACTTTATATGAAAGGCAAGGTGTCGGCATTGCAGGGGCATAATCATCAAAGCAGTACCCATACCGAAACGGATATGAACGGGGATATTGTTACCACATGGAGTTCGGGATGTTTGTGTGAATTAAATCCAGCGTATATGCCTTTAAATAAGTGGAATCATGGATTTGCTATGGTTGACCTATCGGACAACGGCAAAGATTTCCATGTACGCAATTATCGTATTTATAAAGGTAAAATCTTATGACAGACGAAGTTAATATACATACGGACTTCATGCCGGTCGATAATGAACTGCTGCAGATTATTGAGGTGGAGTGTATGTTATTGGCTACCATTGCGGATATATCAGATGCTGAATTTAGGACTTATGAGGAAGAGATTGAAGACATGAATGTAATAAAACGTAATGCTTACAAAGTAATATTTGCGGCTCAAAAGAAACTATTAAAATTCATTAAGGATTATGAACAAGGGAATACCGATAATCAGAAAGTTTGAGGGGTTAAAGCTCAAAGCATATCTATGTCCGGCCGGCATTCCAACTATAGCATGGGGCAATACGTTTTATGAGAACGGGAGCAAAGTGCAAATGGGGGATAAGATAACGCTCGATCGTGCTGATAAACTTCTATTCTTTATGGTAGGTAAGTTTGAAGCGGAGGTAAAGAAACTTGTTAAGTCTGCAATAAATGATAATCAGCTGGGAGCGCTCACATCGTTTGCATTTAATGTTGGCGCCGGCAATTTAGCTAAAAGTACACTACTTAAAAAGGTCAATGCTAATCCAAATGATGCGACTATACGAGATGAATTTAATAGATGGACAAAGGCTGGGGGTAAGGTGCTGAATGGTTTGGTTACAAGGCGGAAAGCTGAAGCTGACCTTTACTTTTCATAAAGTTTACTTTTTGAGTTATATCGGTACTATATGTACCAAATTAACACCTAATCGGGTACAGAATAGCTTATTCAATCTTACATAATACCTTATCGGGTGTAGATTTAAAATGCCCCGGAATTAAGATTCGAACTTACTACAACTTACTGATTTTACAGGCGAGCTACGTTTGCTCTCGTTGCTGGCTTCCATATGCCTTCCGGGTTATTGCCGTCCCCCTTTAAATCATAATGACCTACTAACCATTAAAATGATTAAGACGGCAATGAGTTTAAAATAAACTGACCTGAGCCTTTTCACTTATGGCTGCTTTTAAATTAGCCTTTGCCAAATCATAATAACTTTCCTTTAATTCAAATCCAATACCTCTTCTTTCCATCTTTACTGCCTGAAATACTTCACTACCTATGCCCATAAAAGGTGTAAATACGGTATCTCCTTTATTTGAATAAAGTAAAATCAATCTTTCAATAGTATCTAATTGCAAAGGACAAATATGCTTTTCATCATTTTCTTCGCGGCCATTGCGATAACCTTGCAATGTATTTGAATAGTTAATATCCATCCATACTGGTGATGCTATTTTCTGCCAAAGATCAACGCTTAAATTAGTATTGGTTACAGGCTCTGTCCTTTCCCCATCCTTTCTGAATATTAATACGTAATCAGGAATACCTACACGGCTCATTGTAGAATCCTTTTTTACCTGCTTATGCAATAGTCCGAGTGCCTTAGTTCTTTGCATCTCAATTACTGGATCTTTCCAAATAGTTACACGTGACGCGTAAATAAATCCAGCATCTTCAAAAACTTTAAGAATCATTCCTGAAAAGTCACGAAGTCCGATAAATCCTTCTTTGCCTTTTTGTATTGGTAAATCCATACAATGCACACATACATTACGGCCTTGTTTCATGATGCGATAAAGTTCCTTAATTAAATATCCAAACTGAGTCAGGAATTCATTATAATCCTTTGAATTACCCATATCTTCAACATGACTGCTATATGTATAAAGTTCAGCAAATGGTGGAGAAAATACACTAAGGCCAACAGATTCAGATTCTACTTCAGATATTAATTGTACACAATCGCCACGCTTTATTTTATACCATTCATTTGTTTCTTCATTAATATCATAATTTGCCATTGTCATTTTACTGCCATTAAGATTTTCATTAATAGCATTGCTCATTTCGTTTTGCATGATTTCAAATTGTTTTTGTTTTTGGTTAATAGATTCATTTACATTTTTCATGGTATCCGTAGTTATTAAAAAGATATTAACTTCATTCTTTTGCCCAAATCTATATGACCTGCGGATAGCCTGATACAAGCCTTCAAAGCTAAAATCTAATGAAGCAAATATTTGGTTTCGGCAATTCTGATAATTAAGTCCGAATTGTGCTATTTTGGTTTTTGTTATAAGTACGCGGAATTCATTATTAGCAAACCCTAATAGCATCTTTTCTTTGTATTCTGGTGAATCAGATCCTTTTACTTCTATTGCCTCAGGAATCAATTTTTTAAGCAATTCACCTTCCTCATTTTGCTTTATCCAAATAATAAAGTTTTCTTCTGATTCATTTATAATCTTTGCCGCTTCATCTAATCTCTCAATCTTTGTTAATCTTAATTCCTGATTAAAGTTAGTGGCCGATATTATGGCATCATTGAAAAGTAATCCATTATCTCGCTTTTTAGTTTTTATTTCCTTTTCGATAAGATTTAATGTTGGCAGATTATATCCATCCATCGCAAATCCAATATCAGCAGGTTTATTCAGCATGATTGCCCATGATCCAACAAACTGATAAAATAATTTAATAGCATGACCTTTTAATCTCCATTTAGCCGTTTCACCTCCGTCATGCACAAAGTACATGGCAAGCATTTCATTACGGCTCATTACATCTAAGAATTCAGAATGGTTGCCTAACTCCATTGGATCGTTAGGAGAAGGGGTTGCAGTACAAGCTAACTTATATGGAGTATCTTTAAATGAATCAATAATAAGTTTTTTTGTTTGGCCTTCAAAGTTTTTAAGTATAGATGATTCATCCAGTACTATACCTGAGAATTGTGAGCAATCTATATTTTCAAGTTGTTCATAATTTGATATTTGTATCGGAGATGTGGCATCATATTTTTCGACATTAATACCAAATTTATTGCCTTCCTTAATTGTCTGTCCGGATACTGCCAAAGGTGCTAATATCAATACTGGCTTTTCAGTTTTGATAAATACCTGTCTTGACCATTCAAGTTGCATTAAAGTTTTACCAAGTCCGCAATCAGCAAATATTGCGTATTTACCAGCTTTCAATGCTCGCTTTACTATAAACTTTTGAAAGTCGAATAAGTAACCATTTAAGGCATCTTCTGAAATTTCAAATCCTGAATTAACATGGGTTTTTTGTTTCCTTTGTAGGAATTGTAAATAATCTTTGTTCATGGTTTTAGGTTTTTTGGTTTACAAATATATGGTTAAAAAGTTATTTCATCTCTTTGAATATCCGCAATGCTTTTAAATAGCTGAATCTCATTCCTGAAATCCATCTCACAGGTCATTAGCGTGCCGTTCCTTTGCTTCATAATCCTTATCCGTCTCTTCCCCTCAAAGCTTTTATCATTTGATAATTCAGCGTCATTTGCTCCCCACAGCATAAGTATCAAATCAGCATCCTGCTCAATAGCTCCCGATTCTCTTAGTGATGAAATCGGTGGAGGGACATCCCAGCTACTATTCTTTACACCTTCCCGGCTTAACTGAGACAGGGCAACGATAGGGATTTCAAGTTCTTGAGCAAGGTTTTTAAGCTCCCGGCTAATGGTCGCAATCTCTTGCTCCCGGTTGTTTTTGCTTTCACCATGCATGAGCTGAAGGTAGTCGATAACTATCAGGCCGATATCATGTTTCTTTTTTAGCCTACGTGCCTTTGCTTTTAAGGAGCGTAAATTTACGGCATTGGCATCGTCAAAGAATATATTGTACCGGCTCAGACTGTTGGCCGATTCAGCCAGCTTTTTGTATTCAACATCTGTCAAGCTACCTGTCTGCAATTTGTTCAAAATTATGTCCGATTGCGCTGCAAGCATTCTAAGGGCTAAATAAGGCGCTTTCATTTCAAGTGACCATACACCTACCCCGGCACCAGATAAGGCCGCATTTCGCACCAAATTGAGCGCAAACGCGGTTTTACCTACGGATGGGCGCGCGGCCACGATAATCAGGTCACCGGGTTGCCATCCGCGTGTAGCATTGTCGAGGTCTGAGAATCCTGATTTTATGCCGGTAATGGATGTACCGACGGCTTTCCATTTGTCAATTTTATTTAAAGTGTTAATCAGAACGCTCGAAATGTGTAAAGTATCGGCGGTGTTGTTATTGGATAGCGTCATAATCTGCTTTTCTGCAAGGTCGATCAGTTCAAAGCAGTCTGATTCAGGATCGAGAGCTTTGGCGGTTATTTCGGAGGATATGGATATGAGCTTACGGAGGGTGTATTTTTCATGAACGAGGCGGGCATGGTTTACGATGTTTGCAGAGGATACGATGGCATTGGTAAGCTTTACCAGTTCGTATGGTCCGCCTATTTCATCGAGATATCCGGCCTGTTTCAGTTCTTCGGTAACTGTCACGAGGTCAATGGGTTGATGTTTCTTTTGCAAGTTAAGGATGGATGTGAATATTTTTTGATGAGCGGATACGTAGAAGCTATCCGGTGTGAGTAGGTCGGTCACTTTGTCGATAGCGTTTGATTCTATAAGTATTGCTCCCAGTATAGCTATTTCGGCATCCTTTGCCTGTGGTTGTAATCCTTTCATGGTTTTAGGTTTTGGGTTTCAAAGGTATGGATTGCCTTAAATAGTTGTAAAATCAACTGGGGTACAACTGCATTTCCGGCGGCTTTGATGGATTCGTTTCGCCATTTAGGAAAGGTAATTCCGTCCAGTCGATTGGAAAGCCCATCATCTCCAAAACAAATCGGGGAGACAGTTGGGAAGTTGTCCCAGTTGGATTTATGTCCATTGCCATTTGTTTTAGAGGATAATGTAGATTGACTCCTTTCTCTGCTTGCATCTGTTTCCTCTCCTCGTATTTGTCCACCTTCTGTGCTGTGTTCCAATCGAATGCACTCGGAGTCGGTAGCATTCCCATTACTGCAAAGTTCTCCAAATACATCGCTCTCGTTTTCCCTCCGTATTTCTTTTGACGTTCCATTGTCTGCTCTATCGTTGTATTCCTTTGTTGAGCCATTGGTGTTGGGAGTAGGCCCATGATTGCCATTGCATTTATTCCCGATGGTTTCATTTGTCCATTTTCGTCCTTGAATGCCCCTCCCTCCGAAGCCCGTGGTGTTGGCAGCATTTCGGTAGGCAACAAACCAAACTCTGTCTCTTCTGTGTGGAGCGCCAATGGCCGCAGCTGGAAGTACATACGGTTGGACTTCGTACCCTTCAGCTTCCAAATCAGCCTGCACCTCTTCGAATACCATCCCTCCATTCCAATTAACAAGGCCGAGAACGTTTTCGCCCACAATCCAACGTGGTTTAATCTCTCGAATGCATCTAAGCATTTCCGGCCAGAGGTGTCTCTCATCATCTTTACCGAGCCGTTTTCCTGCGGAGCTGTACGGTTGGCATAGTTATGGGAAGCCACCCGTGAGGATGATGTCATCATTCCTCCAGTGGCTTCCGAATCGTTTTGAAAGTTCAAAATTAATTGTGTCATAATTTAGAGTATGTATATCTCTGTGGTGATAGGCATCTGGCCAATAATATTCTAAAATCTTATTTCCAAATTCATTTATTTCGCATGAGACAATATTTTTCCATCCCATCCATTGCGAAGCAAGATCAAATCCCCCCATCCCACTAAATAAGCTTATATGGAGCATTTTTTTCTTCCTTTAGTGTATTGATTATTATGTGGTGAATATTTACGTGTATGTTCTGATTTAGGCAAGCATTCTAAATTCTCTATTGTGTTATCAGATTTTATTTCATTTATATGATGTATATCATATCCATTTGGAATCTTGCCACGTTCTTTTTGCCATACATAACGATGCATCAAACATCTGTCATTTTTAGTCAATGCATAATATCCGGTATTTTTTAATGTAAATTTTTTGCCATCATATTCTTGATATGGCCTAAAATTAATACCTCTTAACTGTAGGCCTCTTTTTTTAAATGCTTTATAAACGCATTGTCTTGTCACATTCAAATCTTTTGCTACTTGTTCAAGAGATAATCCTGACAAATATATTTGATAAGCTTTGTCGTATTTTATATCTTTTGTCTTTCCCATAATGCAAACTTAATAAATAAGGTTGACATTTGCAAACTTTATTTTTATTTATTTAGCTGTTCAAATCGTTCACGTTCCCTCTGCCACCTTTCCCGGTTTGCTTGTGCAAGCTTTTCATGTTCGGTAGGTTGTTTCTTATTTTCATCTTTAAACCATACCATCCGCATCTTCTGCTTCCAGCTTACAACTGGGTTGCCTTTGCTATCTTTCCAATCTCCGTCATTGTAATAGTTCCAAGCCTTATCACCGTTCGTATATCCATTGTCTTCAAAGAACTTAACAACTTCATCGATTAAAGGCGGAACGAATTTTACTTTCTCTTTTACTTTACCTTTATCTTTTACTTTCCCTTCCTCTTTACCTTTTACTTTCCCTTCCTCTTCCTCTTGTACCGAAGCCCCTTTAATACCCCCTTGCTTACCCCCTTCGGTAGGGTGTGATATTTTATTAATAAAACCTTCAACTTGTGAAATAATATTATGCTCTTGTGATTTGTATGCAAAGGTTGCCATTGGTAGCATTTTACCTGGTTCTTTGTTTTCAAATTGCTTTTCTAATAATGCAGTAATAAATTGAAGTTTATCTTCATCATTTTCAAGCATCTTAAATACTTCATAATACGATTTGTAAAAATTAAAAGCTTTGCGTTCCATAAAAAGATTAACCCCTCCGGAATAAAGGATCTACCAGAATCCAATATCCCATCGGGGCAAAAAGTTTATAAATGATGCTGGTAGTCATCAATATCAAAATTAAGCTTTTGCTTTCATTTTAACAACTTTTTTTTCAGTTGTAATGTCAGCCAATGCCTGCTTCATGGCCTTAATACCTTTAGCATTGATACGATTAGATACTAAGCGATATTCAAACCATACGCAAGGACTGCCATATTTTGTTTTGCCCTCCATCTTTGTTCGGGTTAATATTACTCCGAAAGGTTGTTCAATCAGTCGGATAGCTTCCCGGCTTACATTACTAATTCCAAAATGTCGGTATGCATTCATGATGGAGAGTTTACCACCAGCCAAAAGATACTGAGCGAGTGCAAGTTTACGTGTCATTTGATTTGATTTTGTTTTTTAAAGTATTCGTCAATTACTGATTTACAATGGTCAAAGCCACATCCAAAGATGGCCGCATATCCCAGCCGTTTCAATTCCTCCAAAGATTTCAATTGCTCCTGAACGTGCTGATCTTTTTTAAAATGTCCCGATTTTGTCAATATTTGTGACAAATCCTTCTTGATCTCAATAATCAGTCCATGATAAAGCTTATTAGGGTGCATGATAATAAGGTCAGGTATCTTATAACCCTTGCACCGGATGGCCTTTAATGCCTTTGCCATACCGATACTTACCCGC